GAGGATTGACTCCTGCTGACTGGCGTCAGACTGCATCGCAATCTTCTGCAACTCAAACTGACGCTGGCGTTCCGCTTCTTTTTCAGCTCGCTTCAAAGCCTTCGTATTGGCCGGCTGGCGAAACGTCCGACGTGGCTGCACGGAACCACCGAACGTACTACCGCCTCGGAGGTTGGCACCTCGCAGGATATTCAGGTCGACTGCACTTAGACGGCTCATTGTGTCTCTCAGGAGTTGCGGTAATTGCTGTTAGACGCAAGAGCGCCACCGGCTGCACCTCTGCCGAATGCAGACTGGACACCACCGCCATTACGACTGAACGAGAACGTCGGCTGTGCTCCCGTGTAACCACCACGCAACCGGGCATCGAAAAAGTTTGCAGCAGACTGATTCAGGCTATTCGTAAAGATCGGCGACCCACCACCATACTGAGCGTATTCAGCCTGCCGAATTGGTGCCAAGGCCGCCTGCTGCTCTGCCCGCTTCGCCGCCATACTTTGATTCTGCTGGTAGCTTTGCTGATTCGCCTGAAACGCCAACTGCTCGCGATTCTGCTGCTCCGTCAACGCCAACTGCTGCTCGAACCGAGCCTGCTCAAGCCTGGCCTGTTCTTCGCTCAATGCCTGCGACCTCGCCTGCTCATCTCGCTGCTGAGCGGCTGCGGCTTCCTGAGCAATCTGCTGCTGCTGAGCGATCGCGGCGTTTCTGGCATCAGCCTCACGCTGAGCCTGAGTCGCCTGTTGTGATTGCTGTGCGGCAGCGAACGAAGCCGCCTGACCGGCAATGCCCGTTGGATTCTGAGCAAACACCGATCCCGCCTGACGAGCATTCGGATCGTAGGTACTGCCATAGAGGAATCGTGAATTCAAACGTGACATCGGATTATCCCGTGAACTGTGCCGCCAAAGGCAGGAATGGTTTCAGTTGAGTCGTCGGAGCCAGTTGGTACATGCTTCGGCCAGTCGTCGGATCGAAGATGTTGACCAGCCGATTCGACGTGTACTGCTGCGGCTGAGCCGCGGCCCGAACTTCCGCCCTGGCCGCATTCTCACCAGCAATCGAAGCGTTCTGACGCCCGACAACCGGTTCCAGATACATTCGCTGCAACGCCGCAACTTCTGGTGGAACGCCTGCAAAATCGCCCGAGAAGCTCCGGCTCTCGTAGTCGCCAGTCTCCGCATTCCGCTGCTGGTCGTAAGTCAGAAACGGCGTCGGAACCGGAATGTCTCCAAGCCCCTGTTTCGCACGGTTGATGTGCCAGTCGCGGAATGCCTCGTTGACCGGAAACGCCACGGACTCGTCGATGTTCAGTTGGTTCGGCAGTGACGTGATCGGCGAGAACTGCGGCTGTGCGTTGGCAACCGGAGGCGGAACGGTCCCGGCCGGTAATTGCGAGAAGACCGACTGCTGCTGTCGAGCCTGCTGCTCCTGAGCGCGACGGTCGATCTCGTCTTTTGAGAATGGATTGTAAGCAAGAGCCATTTGCCCAACCTTAATAAAGCGATGTCACATTCGACTTCGGAATCCAGCCAATGCCACCCTTCACGAAGTAGGCAGTGGCAGTTTGATTACCAATTTGATCTGGAGTAAACGTCTGACCGCCGTACGAAGTGTTGTTACCAGCCTGAGCCGTAAACCCAGCATTCACCCGATACGCCTTTGGCAATCCGAGACGCGACTGCTCCACAGCGTTGAACTGACTGGCGTCCTTGTAAGGCACGTCCACCTGATCGAACGTGCTTCCGGTCGTGCTCGCCACTTGCGGAGGCAACGCACCGCCAAAGACCTCGCGTTGATCACCACCAAGCCGACGAACAGGTGTATCCGGCAACTGCTCCTGCAACTGCTGCAAATTAACAAATGGGTCTGGAGCATCTGGCAAAGTCGGAGCTGTCGGCAACTGCACCGTCGGCTGAGTCAGACTATCGCTCGTGAATGCACCAGTAAACATGTGCGACAAAGATGGATACTGATTCCTCAGACTGGATGAATACCCATCAAACAGACTCTTGTTCTGCTGATAAAGATTATTGTAGATGTTGTAATCACCAGAGTTCCGAACGTAGAACGGGTCGTTTAAGATCGACTCGTAAAACTTGTAATTTGTGTACCTGTCGTTGAGCGACCGAATGTCCGCCTGCCGTTCCTGATACCCAGCCACATCTCGATCGTACGCCGCGTAAGCATCTTCGTACGCAGCCTTCTGGGTATTGTAGGCATCAGTCAATTGACCAGTCTGCTGTTCGTAAGCAGCTACCTCAGCAGCCTTCGCTGCCCTCGCTGCATCGTTAGCGGCTGTCGCTGTCGAGTTGTAGGTATTGACATCCTGATTCGCCGCACGCTCACCTCGCTTACCAAACGTGTCGCGGCCCGGCCCGTTGCTTTGCACCGCCCCGAATGTCTGCTCGTTTGGTGACGCATTCGGCAGAGCACCCGCCACACTCCCTGCAAACGTCGTCCCTCGCCGACTGGAACTCGTCGGGCGAACGGTCGGAGTTGCCGGCAAAACAGTCGTCGCGGAAAACGCAGACGCACCGGGATCGCGAACCGACGATTGAACTCGATTCTGCACACCGCCTGTGAAGAACTTGTTGCTGAGCCGACTCATTCTGGAGTCCCTTGCTGCGGCATCGACTTCTGTGTGTAGCTCGGACGAAAGCCCTTCAATCTCTGACCATCAGGAAACGAAAAATTCGCCACCACAACCTCACCAGTCTTGAAGTCTGGCTTCGCGCGGTCATGCGGCGAAAATGAATCGGCTGCGTCCGTCAACGGAGCAAACGACGTGATTTTCTGAGCAAATTTGAAGTCGCTGAGCTGTGACATTAGAGCACCTTCGCGTCAACCATCTCACCACGAAACCACTCCAGACCGAACGGCTCGTCATCCACCGAATCGAAACGCACCGCCAACGATCTTCCCGAAACACGAGGATGATGCACGTTGGAAAACTCAGACCGAAACTCCGTCTCGTAAGCAACAACACCTTCCTCAATGACGTGTTCGGCATCCTCACCAGTCAACACTGAAACGGTCGCATTGGAACCCCGAGCCAGAGCACCATCAATCGCATTCAGCATTACCTGCGTGCCAATCCCCGCCTGGCTCACCCACGGTCCCAGCACGTAGTACGCATCAATCTGCAACCCGTCATCGTCTGTTGCTGTATCGTCGATCTGCCTCACGTAGCCGTCATTGCAACCAATCAGAATCGACCTGTCCTCTGGACTGTCAAAGTCAACAGTCGCAATGCACGTCGGATTGTAGTCCGACGAGCCGAAGATGTACGGGAACCAGCCTTCGGTACGGAAGTCATAGAAAAACTGCTCGGCCTCGGAGTCGTCATTCGGGCGAACGAAAACATGCACACCCTGGCGGATAGCGTCCCACGTCAGATGAACGACTGAATTGGCGATGTCGATCATGCCCAGCTTCGCATCGATCGCACGATTTGATAACCGTTCAGGCGAAGCGCTCAATGGCAATTTGTAAAGGCCACCGGAATTCCCCAGAAAGTAAACCGCGCCGTAGCCGTCTTTGCACCACGCTCTGCCGGGAGCAATTCCGATCGTGTCACTGATCAGATTGAACTGGCCGTCGACAGCCGGATCGAGAGAAAGCTGGTAGAGCGTATGGTCGCCGCCGAATACGACCAGATCGTCGTTGTAGGGAATCACGCCAAAGATTCGACCAGGAAACAGACCGGCCGGCGAGGTACGCCCTGAAATCGAAGCACCAACCACGTTCGACTGCTGCTTCCAATCGAACGGATTGTTTTCCGCCGACATATACCAGTTTGACGGGTCATCGGAGAGACCGAAGATCACAAGCCGGTTGTTCCAGAATTCAATGTAAGGGAAACCGCCGTTGCTGTCGTTCGGCAGAATTCCATAGACAACCTCGTTTCTCCAGTTGTAAACCTCGTCGTCGGCTGCGTTGTAGTAGTACGCATTCACGCCGTCCGCGAAGAAGGTCAGGATCCCGAAGTTCGTCGCGAAGATGGTATTCGCCGAACTCGAAAGCACACTGGTACCTCCGGTCACCGCCGCTGGAGAAATCGCCGCACCAGCATTCGCAATCTTGTAGACGGTGCCATCCGCAACCGCCAACGCCACCTGATACCGCGTTGCGCCCTGCTCATCGGCCCCGGAGTTCCAAAACAGGTTGATACAAACTCTGTTCTGGTCATTGGCGTTTGTCGTCACGGTCCAGTCGTACGTCAGCGAAGACAGGTCGGCAGCCAGGCGAATCACCTGAGTCCCGCTCGACCGCCACATATAGTAGTTGCCGTCGGTATCGCATCGGACGCAGGTCCATGCCGCTGAACTCTTTGGCTTGCAGTATTCAACCAAACCCTTCGAATCAACATCGATCAGCGCGAGACTGATATCTGCATCCTCAAACAGCGTGTCTCCGCAAATCGCCAGCATCGAACGCTTGATGTTCCAACTGATCGACATTGGAGTGCATGAACTCGACATCTGGATTTCCCAGATACCATTTCCCGCCGAATCAATCTTTCGCAGATAGTTGGTGTCGTCAGTACCGTCGTCCCGCATCAGCACGTAGATGAAACCGTCGAGACCGAACTCAATGTCACGGATTATTCCTTTGTCGGTCGACGAATTCGTCCCATCAAGGCCGAGGTCATGGACGGCATCAATAATGCCTGTCTTCAGGTCCATGACATAAAGCACCAACTCATGCTCCAAAGCAGTTCCGCCGTCTTTCAACGGCGCACCAACAACCGCCAGCTTCCCCTGGTAAAGTTTCATCCCGTGATGCGACGTCGATGGAAGCACGTCCCAACCGGCATTCGCAACACCACCGAAGACCTTCTCGATACTGGTCGCGTCGTTTTCCGCCCGAATCCAGACGCCTTTGGTCGAGCTGTCTTTATTCACGCCGCTGAACGTGAACCGCATGATTCCTTCGCCGACATTATCGATCTCGGAATACCAGATGAAAATAGTATCTTCGTCGGCTGCCATGCCGAGGAGCTTCTTCTCCGCAGGAGTATTGCTGTCGGTGAAAATCGGAGATGCAAAACTGGCTGCCCCGCCTGCCAGAGCGTAAGAAGTCAGAACAACGGTCGATCCTGAACTGTAAACGGCATAGACGCGATCATCTGGACCAAAAATTGCCCCGAGAAATGAGTTGCTGCTTGTCAGCACTTGCTCAGTGCCGGCAGCAGAAGACAGAAGAGCGATTCCCGTCGTCCCAGAAGTCGTTCCTTTGATCAGAACTTCCGCGCTGCCAAGCACCGGCTTTACCAGTGTCGCGGAAACGCTTTGGAGACATTGGATTCGCTCGCCAGCATCAACAACGTCCGCATGGAACTTAGACAATCCCGGCCGCTTAGCACCGCGAAGCCGTCCGTCGGAACCGAACGGGAACACATTCTCCATGTCCGGGCTGGTGCCTTCTTCCTGATCAGAAAACGGAGTCACCTGAGAAAGACCGTTGACGGGAAAACCTGATTCAATCGGATACGGTGTCATCAGGCTATTTTCTCCCGCACTTCGAACTTCTCTTTCTGTGTCCGAAACTGACTGTCTGACGTGTTCTTCACCACGTCAACCTGCATTGTCCACTCACCAACCGTCGTGATCGTACTGGCTTCCATGTCGTAATAGAGCACGCCATCAGTACCGTCCGTCAGGAACGACATCCCCTTCGTGACGACAGTTGTACCATCAGGCTTCCACATGACGAGGTTCTTCGTCGTGGCGTCAGCGATATCAACAACAGCACCATCCTGGTCACGAATCGTGCGTTCGATGCGAAACCCGTAGTCACCGTTGAAGAAGATTGGCTTGCGACGTGCCATCGGTCAGGATCCAGACGGATAAGTGATCGGACTGAAATTCTCGTAACGGCCATCAGGACGACGATCCGCCCGACCCCGACGGCCAATTCCATCGCCGTTGTACCCCAGAATTTGCGGCTGATGCGTCTGCATGTCGGCCTGCAGGCTCGCAACCAGTCGCTTCTGGAAATCGGCCTCGTACGCACCTGCTTTGCCGTTTTTCTCAAGCTCCGCGACCGCACGGCACGAGGCGAGAATCGTGTCGCGATGCGCTCGACCACCCAATGGATACGGAGCGTCTGCCGTGATTGAATCAGGATCGAGCATTCGCGTGGCGGAAATCGTGTAGACGGCAGTCGGAGTCGGCCACAACAGCAGTTCCCAAACGTGCTCGCCAGTGCCGTCACTTGTCGTCGGCCGCTCGGCGAAGACCGTCGGATGGCTGGTGTAAGTGACGTTGTCGGATCGGTACGAAAGGATGTTCTCGACGGACGTCTTCGTGATCTCGCCCAGAACATTACTTCCGGCTGTGATGAACATCGGGCCGATGACCCCGCCGTGATCGGCCGAAAGAGTATAATCTTCCTGATCAGCCACGGTTGTGAGGGTGTACGAAACAGTCAGGAATGACCAGCGATAAAGCCCCTCACCCGGCATTTGCGGCCGATAGAATCGATCCAGTGCTGATGTCAGGAGTCGCTGAACGGTCGCCTTCTCGCCATGAGTGAGCTGATGCAGATTCCACTTGTCGAAGACTCGGCCAGCGATCTCGCGACGGAACCAATCAAAAGTGCCGACCGTCGGAGCAGTGACCGCTTGAAGGTCGCCAGCCTTCTTGATCTTCATGTCCTGATCGATCGCCGCCAGCAACAGCCTCTGAAATCGCTCGTCATGCCGAGCCGACTGTTCAGGATTTGTTTCTTCGCAGGCCGCTGCCAGAACTGACTCCAACAATGCCTGCTGGTGGCTTTCGTTCCCGAGCGGATAATGCGTGTTCGTCGTGTCGATCTGGCCAGGCAAAACAGCGACTGTGTAAGCGATCGCGTAGGTGTCGTCGGGAGTCGGATAGAACGTGATCTCGTCCAACTGAATCGATGACGCCGTCGTCACCTGATTCACCGGCTGAATTGCAGCGTAGAGCGGCACAGCAGACGCAGCCGCTTCTGAAGCCTGCGCTTGCGTCAGATCCGACTGCAACACGACTTCAATTTCAGGCTGGCCGGAAACCGACGTGATCTGCAGTTTCCTCAGCTTCCCACCAAACGAAGCGGGCAAGGTGTACGTGGCAGTGCCAGCAACCGTGTTCAAAGTCTGTTCCGTCTTGAGGAATGACCACTCGTGAAAACGGTCCTGCCCTGGAACCAGCGGGAAGTACAATCGATTCAGACCGGACGTCAGAATTGATTCTACGCTCGCCTTCTCGCGATGCGTCAACTGATGCAGATTGCGTTTCTGGAACCGCTTCCCTGCAATCTCCCGTCGGAACCAATCGAAAGAACCGGTCGCCGGAGCCGTGATCGCTTCCAGTTCCCCGGCTTCTTTCAGCTTGGCATCCTGATCGACAGCACCAACCAGCAGAGATTCAAACCGTTGCTGGTGAGGATTCTGCTGAGCTTCCGGGTTCTTGTACTCGAACGCAACGGCCAGAGCTGACTCAAGCAGCAACTGTTGGTGGATCTGATTCCCGAGCGGGTAGTTGTCCAGAACGCTGGTGACTTCACCGGGCAAAACCGCCGACGTGTACGCGATCGTGTAGGTGTTGTCGGGAGTCGGATAAAACTCAATCTCGCACCGCTGCTCATTGGCCGAGTCCGTCGTGACGCTGGAGACCTGAACCGCGGCATAAACGGGTGTCGAATCAGGAGCATTTTCCGATCCGCGAGACTGTGTCAATTCCGACTGCAAGACTACTTCGATTTTCGGCTTACCGGCAGCAGAAGTAATCTGCAAATCGATCAGCCTGCCGCCAAACGTCGCCGGCAAGTCGTACGTCGCTGTCCCGCTGGTCGTCGTCAATGTCGACTGTAACCGCAGGAATGACCATTCGTGAAACCCATTCTGTCCCGGCACGGTCGGGAAATAGAACCGATTCAAAGCTGAAATCATCAGCTTCTCGACAGTCGCCTTTTCGCTGTGCGACAACTGGAAAAGATTCCACTTGTCGAACATCTTCCCAGCAATCTCACGACGGAACCAATCAAACGTGCCAGTCGCTGGAGCGGTCACAGCCTGAGTCGCAGCAGCCTTCTTAAACTCAACATCCTGCGATATTGCTGCAGCCAGCAGTTTTTCGAATCGCTGCTCGTTCGCGTTTTGCTCAGCCGGCGCATCAGGATTCTTATCAGCTTCGGTGACGGACAGAATCGATTCCAACAGAGCCTGCTGGTGAATCTCGGTGCCAAGCGGGTAGTAACTGTGAACCGCATCCACTTCGCCAGGCAGCACCGCCGCTGAGTAGGCAATCGTGTAGGAATCGTCGGGAGTCGGGTAAAGCTCAATTTCCCATCGCTGTTCGTCGGACGCTGAAGTAACGTGAGTATCGACCTGCAAAGCCGCATAAAGCGGAACACCATTGGATGCTGCTTCCGATCCCCGAGACTGAGCCATCTCTTCGTGCGAGACGATTTCAATCAGGCGATTGCCAGACTCTGAGGTAATCTGAAGATACTGCAGTTTTCCACCAAAACTATCAGGCAGCGTGTACGTTGACGTACTGGCGACAGTCGTGAAAGTTTTCTGAATCCGCAGGAACGACCACTCATGGAATCGATTCTCACCCGGAGAAAGGGGGAAATAGAACCGATTCAGGCCGTAGATCAGCAGACGCTCGACTGTCGCCTCTTCGCTATGGGTAAGCTGATGCAGGTTCCACTTATTGAACCGTCGCCCAGCAATCTCGCGCCGATACCAGTCGAAAGTGCCGGTCGCCGGAGCCGTGATCGCCTGAAGCGAAGACTCTTCTTTCAGCTTAACATCACGATCGATCGCACCGGCCAGCAACTTCTCGAACCGTTGCTGATGCTGATTTTCCTCGGCCGGCGACGTAGGATTCCTGAACGCATAAGCCTGCGAAAGAACAGACTCGCGAAGTGCCTGCTGGTGAACCTCAGTGCCAAGCGGATAATACGTGTGTGTTGTGTCGATCTCGCCTGGAAGAACCGCCGACGTGTACGCAATTGTGTAGGTGTCGTCGGGAGTCGGATAGAACTCGATCTCCCATCGTTGCTCATCAGTCGCCGACGTTGTGTGTCCGGTAGTCTGCACCGCTGCGTAGTTTGGAACGCCATTGGATGCCGCTTCCGATCCCCGAGACTGAGTCAACTTGTCCTGACTCACCACCTGAATCAAAGGCTTGCCGCTTGCCGACGTGACCTGCAAGTCTCGAATACGACCGCCGAACGATGCAGGCAGAGCATAGGTTGAAGTCCCACTGCTCGTCGTCAGTGTCTTTTCAATCTGCAGGAACGACCATTCATGCGACTCACCATTCGCCGGATTCGTCGGGAAGTAAAGTTGATTCAGACCGGATGTAAGCAATCGCTCAACGGTCGCTTCTTCGTTGTGCGAGAGTTGAAACAGATTCCACTTGTCGAAAGCAACACCGGCAATCTCTCGGCGATACCAGTCGAACGTGCCAGTCGCTGGAGCCGTGATTGACTGAAGAGCCTCAGCCTTTTTGAAATCAACATCCTGAGCAATCGCTGCTGCCAGCAAGCCCCCAAATCGCTGTTCGTGTGGATTCTGCTCAGCCGGCGCATCAGGATTCTTGTCGGCTACCGCAACAGCCAACACGGACTCCAACAAAGCCTGCTGGTGGATTTCCGAACCCAACGGATAGTACGAATGCGTCGTGTCAATCTCGCCCGGCAAAACCGCCGAGGAATACTTCACCGTGTAAGACGCATCGGGCGTCGGGTAGAACTCGATTTCCCATCGTTGCTCGTCGGTCGCAGACGTCGTGTGAGTGTCGACCTGAAGTGAGGCGTATCGAGGGACGCCGTTTGACGCCGCTTCCGATCCGCGAGACTGCGTCATCTCTTCCCGAGTGACCATATCGATTCGAGACTTGCCACTCGACGATGTCACCTGAAGCGAATTGATCTTCCCGCCAAACTTGTCTGCCAGCGTGTACGTCGCCGTACCTGATGTCAGGCTAATCGAATCCTCAATCCGCAGGAACGACCATTCGTGAAAACGAGACTCACCTGGGACCAGTGGAAAGTAGAGTCGATTCAGGCCAGAAGTGAGCAACCGCTCAACCGTCGCCTTCTCGCCGTGAGTGAGTTGATGCAGGTTCCACTTATTGAACCGCTTCCCGGCGATCTCGCGCCGATACCAGTCGAAAGTGCCATCTACTGGAGCCGTAACCGCTTGAGGCGTTGAACTGTTTTTGAATTTCTGATCGCGTTCAACGGCCGATCCCAGCAATGCCTCGAACCGCTGCTGATGCGTGTTCTGCTCAGGCGGCATGTCAGGATGCAGATACTCGACGGCAACTGACAATGCCGCCTCGATCAGTGCCTGCTGGTGTATCGCGCTGCCGAGTGGATAATAATCCAGAGTGTCCGACAACCCGTCTGGCAGAACAGAAGACGTGTATGCCAGCACGTAAGCCGCATCAGGAGTCGGATAAAGCTCAACTTGCCAACGCTGCCCGGCAGAAGCGGACGTCGTGTGACCAACCACCTGGACGGCACCGTAAAGCGGCACACCATTTGACGCCGATTCTGAACCGCGAGACTGCGTGAGGCTCGCCTGCGTGACGATCTCAATCAGCGATTTCCCAGAAGCCGAGGTGACCTGCAGCGATTCCAGTTCGCCTGCCGAACTATCCGGCAGCGAGTAAGTCGCAACCCCCGCAGTCAGGTTGATCGACTGCTCAATCCGCAGGAACGACCACTCGTGACAACGCGACTCGCCTGCAACCGTCGGGAAATAGAATCGCGACAAAGCATCCTGGCGAATCAATCCAATCGTTTCTAACTGCTCTGGATTGTATGCCGAGACCTTGTTGCCGTAGCCAAGACGCATCCCGATGCGACGGTCAAGGTCTGATCGGGAAATTGAAAGCGTTGATTCAGTCATGTGTTATCCCTGAACGATCAGTCGATCGTCACTGTTCGTGAATCAACCCGAATAACCGACACCGTCTTCCGCCAGACTGAATACGTCGCCGGTGTCAATGCTGCCGCTGCAGACCGATAAAGACCCAATAACTGAAACCGATCAGCCTTAACACCAAATCCACCGTCAGGATTTGGCATTAGCAGGCCAACCGAATGAGACAGTCCCATCATCGAAAACCGCTTGTCTCGGCTGTCAACTGCCATCAGGAGAATTCTCCTCTGGTTGCCGTCGTCCCATCGTCCGAAACCGTTGACGTCGCCACGTTCCCTGAATCCGCATCGTTTCGCACCACGACTGTCGTCGCCGTCTGAGTCACCTTGTTGCGTGCCAGCATGAACAGCCAGGCAATCTTATCTGCCAGACTCGCCGTCGCTGCCGGCACAGCGCCAAGTTCGGCATACGTGTCTGTATCGAGTGCGTCAACCACTTCGGCATTCACCTGAGCTGCGGTCAGGCTCGAAAGCGTTGCACCCGGATCGTGACCGCTCAGGGTATTCAAGGCAGACGCATCAATCCGAGTCGCATCATCAACGATCGCATCCCGAATCTGATCCGTCGCGTCAACGCCTTCAATGAGTGAAACATCGACCCGGCCAGTTGAAGCCGTGATTGCAAGGTCTGCAAAGTTCGACGGCAGATCAGTCGTCGCCATTACATTGAACGCAACCAGAGCGTCATTCACTTCACTCTGAACCTCAGCATCCCACGAGGCATTCCACGGGACTGCCGTCAAGCCTGCTCCGGCTGCGCCTATCTCGGCTGTGTCAACAAGGATCGAAGCGATCTCCGTCGCTATCTCACCGAAACTGCCTGCCGAAACATGACCAGATTGAGCCTCATCCCAGACCGCATCAGCAATCGCTGCCGCACTCGCGCCCGGAGCGTTCTCCAGAGCATTCGCCGTGAAACGGGAAATGCCGCCGTCGCTCTCGAATATCTCATTCAAAAGAGATGTCGATGTTCCCGGCTTCGATGCCGGGTCGTAATCCACAGCCAGCAAATGATCGAGATGAATCGCAACCAGAGCGTCGTTGCATTCTGACTGAACCTCAGCATCCCACGAGGCATTCCAAGGAACCGCCGTCAAACCAGCACCGGCCGCGCCGATCTCGGCTGTGTCAACAAGGATCGAAGCGATCTCCGTCGCTATCTCACCAAATGAACCGGCAGTCACATGGCCGGCCTGCAGCTCATCCCAGACGGCATCGGCAATCGCCGCCGCTGTCGCGCTCGTCGCGTTCTCCAGAGCGTTCGCTGTAAATTGCGAGACACCGCCGTCATCACCAATCAATTCGTTCAACAGTGCCGTGGAAGTCCCTGGCTTCGAAGCCGGGTCGTAATCCACTGCCAGAAGATGATCGAGATGAATCGCAACCAAAGCGTCATTCACTTCGCTCTCGACTTCGGCCTTCATCCCTGTTGACATACCACCCAGATCAGTCAACCCAGCCCCTGCAGCCCCGATCTCCGCAGTGTCAGCGAGAATGTCAGTCAGACTGTGCGTGTCCTTGACGAATGAAGTGCCTTTAATGTCCGTCAGGTGTGCAATGATCGTTGTCTGATTGGCTTCCGTAGCGTCACCGCCACCGCCGCCACCGCCGCCAGACGGACCAAGCTCTAGAGCATTCGCTGTGAATTGAGAGACGCCGCCATCATCACCGATCAGTTCATTCAGCAACGCTGTCGAAACACCAGGCTTGCTCGCCGGGTCATAATCAACAGCCAGAAGATGATCGAGATGATTAACCTCAATCGCATCCTGAACCTCAGATTGGACTTCAGCATCCCAGGCGGCATTCCAAGGGATTGCCGTCAAACCTGCACCGGCCGCGCCGATTACTGCCGTGTCGACAAGAATCGCATCGACGACCGCTTTACTCGCCACGAACCCGGACGCCCCGTTTGCCAGAGCATAAGAATCACCGGTCTGCACAGTGTTTCCGGTGTATGTCGTGATCGTGTCACACAACCGAATGTCAGTCGCAGACAGGTCAACGGCCGAAGACGGGTTCTCAACATTCGCCCAATCAATGCCGATATTGCCACTGGCCGTCAGGTTCAGCGTCTGTGGAATCTTTGTGTCATTAAGCGAGTTCGTATCAACAAGGATTGCTGCAATCTCTGTCGCTATCTCGCCGAAACTGCCTGCCGAAACATGACCAGATTGTACCTCGTCCCAGACCGCATCGGCAATTGCAGCGGCCGTCGGCAATGCAGCAGCCGAAGAACCATACATCTCGTCGTACTTGGCAATCGTCAAGACCTCAAATTCCATGAACACTGGAAGTGCCCCTGAAACCTGACATGAAACCTGCAACCTGCCAACAGTTCCAGTGTCGGTGCCATCAAGCGTGATCGTATAGTAACCAGCCTCGTCATGCGTGCCGCCGCCAGAATTCTTGGCAGCCATATTGCCGCCGTTCTTCGAAAGGCGAATATCAGTATTGGCAATCGTCAATCCGGTTTCTGGCGTTTTCCCATCGGTCTCGTCAAGGAATGGCCCAAGCAGGACCGATTGATTTGCAGTGCCATTTCTCAAGTGCATCTTAACACCTCAACAACTGATAATGATGCCAGAATACAGGCACATTAACGGAGGGGGCCGCACCTTCATCGGTAATGGATACCCCGAACGCATGACTGGCCGGCAGCGTTGCCGGATTGGAATACTTTGTCCCAAACCCAGAACTCCAAGGATACGCCGAAACGTAAGGCGAAGTGTTATGGGCAAGGATGACATCTGAATCATCCGACGTGAAAGTGACCTTGTTTGAATTGCCCGTTGGCAGCGTTGCCGGATCGGAATACTTTGTCCCAAAACCGGAACTCCAAGGATACGCCGAAACATAAGGCGAAGTGGTATGGGCAACAACAACATCAACATCGTCAGAAGAAAAGGTAGCGCTATTAGAGAAACCCGTTGGCGTCGTTGCTGGATCAGAATACTTTGTCCCAAACCCGGAACTCCAGGGATATGCCGAAATGTTCCCGCCTCCCGTATGGGCAACAACAATATCAGCACCGTCAGATGAAAACTCAACTCCATAGCATGTACTGGTCGGCAGCGTTGCCGGATCGGAATACTTTGTCCCAAACCCGGAACTCCAGGGATATGCCGAAATAACAGGCGAAGAAGAATGTGCAACAGCAATCGCCGAGCTTCCCGGATTAAAGCTCACCCCTCGTCCTATACCAGATGGCAGCGTTGCTGGATCGGAATACTTTGTCCCAAACCCGGAACTCCAGGGATACGCCGAAACGTAAGGCGAAGTGCTATGAGCAACAGCAACGGCAGAACCATCTGGAGCAAATCCTACCCCTCGACCCAGACCCGTTGGCGTCGTTGCCGGATCAGAATACTTTGTCCCAAAACCAGAACTCCAGGGGTACGCCGAAACATAAGGCGAAGAAGCATGGGCAACAACAATATCAGCACCGTCAGAAGAAAACTGAACCCCATAGCATGTACTACCAGGCAGCGTTGCCGGATTGGAATACTTTGTCCCAAACCCAGAACTCCAAGGATACGCCGAAACGTAAGGCGAAGAAGCATGGGCAAGGATGACATCAGACATCTAAGCCACCTCGACTACACACTAATCGAAGAATGAACAAAAGTAACAATCCCATCTTCAGTGACGGACATTATTCTTCGTTTCGTTGTGGAGTCAGCTCGCGTAATCAAAACTGACGCCACCAGAGTCGCCCCGTACAAGGCAATTGTATTCTCGTCAACACTCCACTCCAGTATCTCGCCAGACAACCGAAGAGACTCAAGATGACGAATACCAATTTCCTGCTGACTGACCGGATGATGCCTGTCTTCTTCAGGCAGTGTCTTTTCGATCGCAGCCAAGTGCCGCCTGCACACATTGAGTTCAAACCGAACTTCTCGCAAAGCACCAACTGAACGGTCACGAATCAGAAGATTCTGAACTAAATCAAGTTCACTGTCGGCAACACCAGCGATAATCGCAGACCGATTCGCTGACTTGAACTCAGCCAGATGAGCAGGCCATTCGTCAGGCAGATCATCTGGCAACCCATCAATAGAATTCAAATGCAACTGTTCCTCGGCTTCGTACCGCGAGATTTCAGCCTTTCTCGCAATCCATGACCTCTGCAAGTCTTTAACCGAATCCACAAATCACCTCTGGGCTTCAAATTGAGAAATAACAGTACCCGCCGACATTACGCACCAGCCACTGCATTGAAATCACACGAGGTGTTCGAACCTTCGTTGACGTACAGCGAAGTCCCGGCACTACCGTCAGTGTGGCGAAACAGGCAACCTGTCGCGTAACCGGAAGCGCCGTCGGTCGGAACCGTTGCCCCGTAAGCGTCGATAATCCCGTTACCAGGGATTTCGGTAATCACGCCAGTGCCATCATGCAGCAACGAAGGCTTACTCATCGAACGACTCTCCACATTTAACTGAATGCAACCTGTCGCGAGTCAGGAAACTGGCGACGTTTCAACCAAAGCAACTTCCGACTCATCAAACTGCCTTGAACCAGTCGGCATGTTTTCCAGACGAACCAGCAACTTCCCACTGTCATCCTTAATGCCGACAAACTTACCGGCAACAGGAGGCCGACCTTCCTTCGTAACCAGCACCTCGGCACCAGCCTCGACAGCAGCCCACTTACTCTGCGGAGCATCAGGCTCTTCCGGCGATTCCGCTGCGTTCTCGTCATCCCGATCAGCAGCGAGAACGCTGACAAAATCACCATCAGCAGCAGAAAGAACAACATCAACGCCTGCCTGCAGCTTCTGCTTCTCAACTGCCTTCGCCCGCTCATTCAGGTCAGCAACCGGCCTTACTGAGTCGGACGAGATAACATCATCAGGGCAATTCATCTCCCAAACAACAAGCACCAGAGCGTACGTCGCCCCGCTAAACTCACGAGGTCCGTAGTTCTGCATGAAGTGAGCCATGCGATCGTGAATTTCACAGAGACTCTTTGGCAACGGATAGAGTTCATCTACCCTCAGCATCGCCCGGTAAACAGCAGCGTGTGTCCCATTCATTTTCGGCATAGACCTGCTCGGCACGATCAAAAGCTGAGCCGAGCGTGCCGATCCGCTCGACCCAGCCAAGGGAGAATGACAATGCCATTCCTCGCCTGAAGACTATTTCGCAGACTGAGCAGCCGCGTTGGCAGCAGCCTGGGAACCATCACTGGTTGTTGAAGGCATGTGACAACTGTCGTCACCCTTCTGGATACTGAATCGCCGTCCGGTTGACCCCATCAGATCACCACCTTTCTTTGAATTACAAAAAGATGCCCGGAGAGATTGAACTCTCCGGGCAAGTCATGAACCTGAAGCTCACTCACTCACGCTTCTGTATCGACACAACTACCGAAGTTGAGCGATTCGAAGCAGTCGCAGATTTGCTTTGACTTCGGCTGCTGAGCCAACCTTGGTCGCCAGCAGGAAAGTCAGCTCTTCACCATCCGGGAACGTCGCAGCAGCGATGTTCGCAGCAGTGACATAAACACCCTGCTCCACGCCATTGACGTAGAACTTGATCTTCTCGGCAGCAGTAGCTGCCGGATCGTAGACCATGCCCAGCGAGTAATAAGTGCTCGCCGCGATCGCCTGATGGGCATCTGAGACAGCCTGCTTTGCCTGCCCGGCCTTGCGGTAGATGATGTCCAGCGAATCGCCATCATCCTGCAGGCAGTGGAAACCAATCAGGTCTTTACTGGCAACTTCACCAGTGTTGTCGACCAGAGTGTCTGCCGCAGCAAGCCCCTCTTCGGCCAGACCGAGAAAGAACGCCAAGCCGTCATCAGCCACGCTCGCCTTGCTGAAGACTGCCTCGAAAGCCAGCTTCTTCGCAACGCCCGCCGTGTCACTGATAACGAAGCTCGCACCAGTGCCACCGTCGAGAGTAATCGAACCCTCGTCGTTGTCGGCGTCGTTGCCGGCGATCTCCAGACCAGCGTCGACAACTGCCGACCCCTGAATGGTCACGCCAGTGTCCTGGTACGTCACCATCCCATTCTGAGAGACGGTCGTCGCAAACTTCGGCGTACCGTTCATGAAGTTAAGAAGTACCGAACGACCCAACGCCGGATTGTCCAGAAACTCACTGTGGTCAGGGATCCGATTCCCTTCAAAAATTGCCGGAGACAAACCGAATCGGCTTGACTCATCGACCGAACGAACAACTTGATTCCCCATCGTTATATCCTCGTTTGAGGTGAACTTGATTTTGAAAAACTCAACGACTCACATCGCAACCTGTTGCGATGTTACTTGCCGAAAACAGCGTTTCGGCGACGGTCAATGCACAGGTAGTTGTAAGTCAGGTCGACAAACACCCGGAAAGCGTTGTGCTGATTCGGAACCTTTTCAGGCTCTGACTCACGCAGGAAGTCGCCTTTCAGGCAAACCGGGCTGAACGTCGAGTGATCGATCATGTAGACCGGATTCGTAGCAGCCGTGTAGACACTGGTGTCGTCGAGCTGCGGAACCCAGATGATCGGATGCTTACGGAACGTAAGCTGCCCTTCGATATCCTTGACGTCGCGACCACCGCCGCCGCCAGTCTCGATCGAAGCCAGGTCACGACCGAGATTCTCGTTCTGAGCTTCGCCCAGATCCTCGAATGCAGCGATCGTGGTTTCGTCAGTGTAAATCCGCATGTCGCGACCCATCGAGCCACGATAATCGTCGATTGAAACCGGCGACTTCCAACCAGTCTTGCGATGCGCAGTTCGCATCGCCTTGATCAGATCAGTTTTACTGACGGCCGTGTAGTTCGCCGTGTAATTCTTGAACTTGGGCGCATCCGTCGCCAGATTCAAGCCGGCCAGTGACGTATGAGTACCAGGGTAGCCGCCGTTGAACCCGGTCACTGAGTTGTAAACAACCCAGTATGGAACACCCCAGGGATCGTTGACATTGTCTGGCTCGGGAGCCGACCACGCCTTCGCTTCCAGTTCTTCCGTCAGATTGATCATCGCACCAGCGCGACGTGGCTTGATGACATTGAAGATCAGGCTTTTGCCACGATTCATCAGGATGTCAGTCTGGTACAGGAACGACCAGCTCGTCTGAGCATGTCGCCAGTCAACCCGCAACTGCTCCATCAGGTTCGGAAGAACCGCGCCGTCAGTTTCGAGCAACCCAACGTGAGCCGCATTATTCTGAAGACGAGTCATCAGGTTCTTTTGGATGCCCCGGCCGTCGTCAAACGTGACGCGACCCTTCTTCATCCAGTTCCCCATCACCTCGTAATGCTGCAGATTCTGAGCAATCTGCTGAAACTTCGGTCGACCAAGGTCATCGAGCGTACCTTTGACGAGGTCGATAATATCACTCGCGTGAACACCCATCTGAGAATCTCCGCATTAAATCACACGGGCGTGTGATGTTGGTTCATATTTCATCATCGAATCCGTCGGATGCGTCGTCGTGCGAAGCATTCGCTTTGAAAAAGGTTGTCACCCTTTCCGCCGCACGCTCTTCGCCCGTCAATGCCCGGCCAGCAGACTGACTTGGCCTTGAAGTCACCGACTGACTCGACTTTCGTAATTTTGACTTAATCTCTTTCCTCGCGAGTTCTTTGACTCGACTGCCGAACTCGGCATTCACCGCCATTTCGAACGCGCGGCTATCGGAAGGAACATCCCAGCCCTTCTGCTGAGCCAGCTCCTTCAAACCCGAAGCAACCTGAAAAACACGAGCACGGTTCGCAAACTCCTGCGTCCCCTGACTCATGGTTGCAGACGCCCCCTTCCCGAACAGGGAGGAATACTCATCTCCCAATGATTCGAGGTATCCGTCCATTGACCGCTCAAACTGCACTTCCGCAGCTTGCTGCGCTGCAATAGAAGCCTCGGTCTGTGTGTTTCGCGACTGCTGCTGAAGCGACTCGATAATCTGAGCCTGCCGTAACGCCATGTCGTTCTGCTGGTGCATGACGGCAACTGCCTCGTCGCCATACCCTTCAGCCGCCAACTGTTCGATCTTCTCTTTCTGAGCGGCGTGAAACTGCTCGTACTCACTCGGGCGAGACTGCTGCTGACCAGACTGAGCAGGATTCGCAGCCTGCCGCTGTTGCTGTTCGAGAATACTTCGAGCCAGAGCCTCTGATCGCTCAACCGCAATCTTCAAGCTGGCATTGCTGCCAAACTGTTTGACGTCGTTGAAGTTGTAGCCGACAGCAGCGGCGCGATTCAGCAGCGACTCTTCAAATTCATCAGCAGACTCCGCGGCCTCGCCTGAATCATCTGCACCGTCAGCCTCGTCAGCCTCGCCAGCACCTTCGGGCGATTCTTCGTCGTCCTGGTCACCGACTTCAGCGGACTCGCCACCGCCAACCGTCTCATCATCCGACTCATTGGCAAACAGATCGACTTCACCTTCGTCGCCGTAGTCGTAGTCGCCGCCGTCATCAGCAACAGCCGCACCACCGCCAGACGATGCACCATCGCCAGACTCTTCAGCGAACAACAATCTTTCCATCGGCAGAAAATTCAACATCGCAACACCTTGTGAAATCAGTTTCGGCTACCACGCTGCGGATCACCGTATCCGCCGTTTCGATCGAAAAACCCTTGAGCCTCGCAATACTCCCGACGATGCCTTGGGCCAGTAAATATCGGCCGGCCAGCCTTGTCGTAATCTGTGTCGCGAACTCCGCGTCTCCTGTCTTCCGCCTTCTGCCGCCCGATATCCTCTGGATTGACCGCCAGTGCCTCACTCGCCATCGGGTAATTCGATGGACAAGTGCTGATCCCGGCGTGCGCAGAGAAATCCATCTTTCCGACAACGCCACCGGGCAACTCAAATCGACCATCCCGCTTGCGGCGACTATTCAACTCGGAGATCGTGAAAATGAACTCATGCCGAACAGAATCGTCATCAATAAATGCGTAACGAGGCATCCACCAACCCTTAACCAGCCGACGCAGCAGCCATGAGTTGCTGTGTCATTTGTTGATCATCAGCCTGTTGGGTCCGCCCTGCGGAAACGCTTCTACGAACGTACTCGCGAGATGACGTCGGCGACTTGCCAGGTTGTCCCTGTATCGACGCATCGCCAAAAGTCGAAATCGCCGGAACAATATCGGCAAGTTCCGGCATGTTCGAATACTTCGCAACAAGGGCCAAATAAGCGTTCACGTCCGGCTGAACTCCGAATTGAGTCAGCGGCATGATGTCTTGCGTGAACACCTGACGAAGAAGTTGCAGCCGTTCGCCTGGCGACAAATCCTGCATCGAGAACGGCTCGATGTCGAAATCGTACTGGTCGAACTCGCCTTCCCGGGCATCGATCTCAACGCCGAACTCGTCCTGCTGGAACGGCCATTTCGTGTCCAGTTCGACGTCCGTCCCGGGTATCTTCTGCGTCAGATCCATCTCCAGCATCGGATCATGGAACAACCAGAAAGCGATGTCCGCGACCACTTTTTTGATCGCAGAGCTGACGCCGCCCTGCATTTGTTTGAGCCGATCGGAAGAAGACTCCTTGATGATCTTCTCCTGGCCGAGAGTGTCGGCCGTCGTCGAGCCACCAGTCAGAGCGTCAAGATTGCCCATGATGTACGAGTTGACGCCCCGCATGTTCAACGCAAATGCAAGCGTAGCCTGATCCACGCCGCCGTATTTCGCCTCTTTCACCGAATTCGGATTCTGAACCATGACGGTCTCGCCGTCGTTGGCACTGATCACCGTGCGAGCGTCATCCTTGCCCATCGGTGTCGCGAACGTGACTGTCTTCTGCCGGGATGCCTGCTCGCCAAGTTTTGTGTAGAGCAGATTGAACAGATCATGCGAGTCAATCCAGTTGGCGACTGGCGGCAAAGGCATGATGTTGTTCAGCACACGATTGAAGCCGAGCAACCGATACGGACCATGATCCGGCCCCGTCCACTCCTGCTCGCGAAGTGGCTTTGACTGAGTCTCGCTGAACGTCACGACCACGTTGTCCCGAGGAATCCAAATGTCCCAGAGTTCAACCGAAGGATCAAAGTCTGCGTCGTCAACCGATTTCTCTCCCGACAAATCTTCAATCCGTTCCTCGCCGATCCGCTCTTCGCGAAGACTGGTAGACAATTTCGCAACCATTTCCTGGTCGAAATATGGATTCGCCTCTACGTCTGCGATCTTCATCTTGTACCGATGGCCGCAGAACGACACTTCGCGACCCCATCGTTTCGCCCGAACATCATGCACCCAATCGTCCAGCATGATCGCTTCAGCGAAAACCTGCGTGTTCGCGAACGTCTCGTCGTCGATCTCGTGAAAGCCGGAAGAATAGGTGCCAATCTTCATGATCCCGATGCTGAACAGCGCCGACATCACCCAGAGCTGAAGCTCCGATTCGAAGTCCATCCGCTTCAAAGACTCGTTGATTGCGAGTTCGAACTCTTTCGCGGACGCACGAAGCTCCCGCTTGTGCGTATTTACCAGCACCTGCGGAGCGCGCGCGGCGAGTTGCTGCACGTATGTCGTGACGGCCATTTCCAGCATGTTGACCGGAACCGATTGAGATTTCGTGCGATCACCATAATGCGGACCCAGATACTGCATCATCGCTTCCCGCTGGCCGTCGCGGAACGGACGCAAGCCCTTGTGGGACTCATTAACTGCGTCCTTGAACTTGATGAAGCTGTCGCGGCTCATTGCCATCGGTTACCTGCCTGTGTTTCGTACGGCGACCAGTAGGATCGGTTACGCGAATCATTCATCGCTTTCTGGCGTCTCAGTCGACGGCCAAGAAACGAATCGTCGGGAATTTCGGCTTCCGGCTGCTGTTCAGGACGCACCGGCCAGTCCTCTACGCCATACCAGCCCAGAGCGATCGCAATCGCCATGTCTCCATGTGCCTTGCCTCGCGCAGACTCGTCGGTTTCGGATTGCTCGCCGGAATGGACAACTTTTCCGTTCTTGTAGAAGTATCGACCCATTTCCCGCAGGCCGATCGTTGAGTGAACGTGTGCCTCTCTCGCTTTAATGGCTTTCTGCAGCGATTTGAAGATCATGTCGCCGCCGTCCTGATTCGTGTAACCAGGGATCATCGTTCGATCCGAACCAGAAAGCTCCTTCTTTCGCCGGTGAAACAGGTTTCCGTAGCCAAGCTCCGTCACCCGCTTGATGAACATCGCCCCCGCACCGTTCGCTTCAGGAATCAGGTAGGCATTGTGAAAAAGCCGGCACAGATAGACGCCCAATTCCGCGAACTCCAGCGGATCCATCCGATTCGACCGCCATTCCATCACCTGCTCACCGGTTCGCTTGTCGAAACCAGCGATCGCCGAGTAGCTCGACAGCGAGCCGCCCGTACCAAGTGCAATGTCAAAACCGAACGAGTATTCACTGAGCGGAGGCTTCCCTTCTTCCATCGGGCACCACAGTGTCATCGCCCCTTCGCTCTGAATGTCCATCTTCCATTCGGATTTGTTGTCGGGATCCCGATAGACTTCGGCGAACGACATCGGCGGCGACACCCGAGCCATCGCCGACTTCAGAATCGATGAATCGAAAACCTGAGCCGCCGCACCGGTCGGATTCCGATCCAGTTCTGCCGCAATCGAATGTGCCGTCGCCCCGGGGCGATTGCATTCGAAGTCGTAATAGAGTGACCGCTTCTTGCCATCCAGAATGAACGCATAGTTCTCGCCGTCGACTGTCGGACTCCGGTACGTCTTTTCGTCGACTTTGAATTCGCTCCAGAATTTCTCATCCAGAATCTTCAGCTCGAAATAGTCAGACTCTCCGAGCCGAGTCGATTCGTAAAGACCTCGAGCTTTCTGCTCGTCGTCCTTCCAGTCAATCTCGATCAGCTCGAGGTTTCGAGCGCCGCTGTTGATCACGTCGTAGAACGCGCCGGATTCGCCCCGACGTCGGTTCGCCGTGGAAACGAAGATTCGACAGCGAGTGACGTGCTGACTGGATTCCAGCGACTCCGAATCTGGACCGCTTGGAAAAAAGTGAAACTCGTCGAACAGGAACCACTTCTTTCGACCACCACGACCGATGTTTCCCGTCGCCGCGTAACCGCTGATCGTCGAGCCGTTCTGAAGATTCGACAAAGTGTGCGTCGTCAGATTTCGATTGAACTGCTTCGGATGAAGCAGCCAGTTGGGCAGCCGCTTGATCAGGAAGTCAATCTTCGAAAACAGGCTGTCTGGATCGTTCGCATCATCGACCGACGCTTCGTCCTTGGAAGCCAGACCGATATGCGTTCCGGGATGAAACAGCCAGTCCCAGACCGCAATCGCAATGTAGATCCAAGTCACGCCTGTTTCGCGAGACTTCGGAACGCCGATGTCCCGTTTCCCGAGCACCTTCACGGATCGACGGATCACGTCGGCCTGATACTCGCGAGTGATGAACGGGATGTCGTTGGCCGAACCCAGCGGGTTTTCAATCTGCCACTCTGCCGCCGAACGAGCCTCAAGAATCCAGCAGAACGTGTTGATAAAAAACAGGCAGTCGCGAGCACAAAGAATCGCAATCTCTTCAGCCATCGCCGGATCGTCGTAGCCCGCCTGAAGCACATCCCGTCGCCACTTCAGATTGGTCGACAGTTCGCGAGGCACGATACGAGAAAGGACGTCGGAGTCTGTCTCCTGAAGACCGTCCTTTCTGTACCGCGTGAGAAATTCGGTGAGGGCCGATTCGCTCATACGGCACTCTTTTCGCCAACCGGAAACGAGACCGACCAGCCAAGTTTGCGAAGCGACTGAGCCACTTCGGCCGGAAACTGTTTCGCCAGATCCGTGACAACCGAATCAGAACTCGACCGGATGTTTCTTTCCATCCGTTCGATCATCTTGAACTGCGTCCGCTGATCCTCTTCGTGTTCCCGATCGGCGGCAGTCATTTCCTTTCGCCGCTTCTCTGCCCACTGCAATGTTTTCTCAGTGAACTTCACCGAGTTGTTGCGGGCGTACTCCAGAATCTTCCACGCACCAGGACTCGGCGCGTCGCGAGGCATCACCTTCAGCGCCTGATTGTTGAATGCCCATTCCCAATCGCGATCGATGTCGAACTCGAAACCGCCGTCGGCCAGTTCCTGAAGCTGTGCTGCGATCTCCGGGTCAAGATCATCGTCGGGGATGCTCGCGGAAGTGGAGGCAGTCTGTTTCGAGGTCAACTTGATCCCCTGCTTGATCTGCTCCTCTTCTTTTTTCAGCCTCGACTCCTCGCTCGATATCCTCTTCGCATCAAGAAGCACCTGGCGTTTATAGTCAATCAGCTCACGACGAACCTTGTTCTTCTGCTCCTGGCGGGCCAGTTTCTTTTCTTCTCTGGCCTGCTCCTTCCGAATCTTCGCCAAATCTTCCCGCGTCTGGACCGTCTTCTTCTTCTCAGCCTCCTCATCCAGATCGAGCATCCGCAGCTCTTCGGCTTTGGCCTGCTCCTTCTCGTACCCCGGCTCAAGGATTGGCGGGAACCTGCGGACAACCTCGTCGTAAGCCTTCTTCTGAACCAGAGTCTGCTTCTGCTTCCCGATCTTTCGGATGTTGTAAAGCTCAAAGAACCAGACCTGATACTTCCGAAACTCTTCGAGTCGCCCTTCCTGCAGGAGACGTTGGGCAGATTGCCAGCGAGGTTCCAACTCTGGATCCCATCGCCCGACGTATTTTGCCGGTCTACCAGGTTTATTTTCTGACATTTTTCGCTCGGCACGATTACAGGGACTTGCGATTTCTGTATCGACCGATAGTCTCTCAGTGCCGCGTCTCGCACATGGCAAGGTATTCGGACTGATCCTCCGCGAGGTGGGATGGCTTTCTGGTCGCCTCCCACCCAATACCTTTCACTAATCGATCTCGACCAGAGACCAGGAACCCCGCTATGGAACGTGCCCTGCTCTACGCGCGATTCTCTCCACGCCCAAAAGTCAAGAAGCGAAACCGCGTCGAAGACGGCGAGACCATCGAACTGCAGTTGAAGAACTGTCGTCGGTACTGCCAGATGCGAGACTTCGAAGTCGCCGAAGAAATCTCCGACACTTTCGAGTCAGCTCGGACCACGCCGCTCTTTGAGCGACCGGGTGGAAAGCACCTGCGAGAACTGCCCGAGAACGTCACCCACATCGTCACGTCGAAGATCGACCGACTCTTCCGAAACATGCGTGACGGACTCGATATGCTCGACCATTGGGACGCGAAAGGAATCACTATCCACTTCGCCGATCAGGGCGGCAACTCAATCAACGTCTCGACCGCAATGGGCAGACACTTCGTCCGGTTCATGCTCTCCAACGCAGAATTCGAAGCCGACCTTACGTCGGAACGGACGAGCCAGATGATGCAGCATCGACAGAAAAACGGCGAGCGAATGACGCACAAGAATCTTGTCCCGTACGGAAAGATGATCGACCCGAACGACGCCAACCGGATCGTCGACAACCCGGATGAAATCCGAATGATCAGCGAAGTCCTACTACTTCGCGACGAAGGATTCTCGTACCGAGCCATCTGCGAGCAGATGGAATGCAACGATCGCCAGCTCCGAAAAGGACCGTGGCACCCTCAGAAAGTCAAAGACATGATCAAGACGGGCCTTGCGTCTGCCGCTCTTCTTCACGAGCCAGTCGCCGCCGAGCGTGCTTGAGCTGCAAATCAATATCCGTCAACCTCGAAGTGAGAAACTCCCGCTGCGTTGACGACATCTGATTGTTCGAAAGCTGAAACTCAACAGCGTCACGCGAACTGTTCAGTTGCGATATCAACCTCAGCTCACGGTCAGTTGATTCGCTCATGGTTCACCTCAGAGAGTGTATCGTCACGCGATCAGCTCCAGCAGACGGCAAATTAGATCAATCCAGCATCGCCATCTGCCATGCTTACCTGTCTTCAGGGTATTATGTGGAATCCAGATAACTCTATATTTCGGAATCCGTATAATTCAGAGTTATCCTGACAAAGCGATTGGTCGGAGTCGAACCGACACGGCGAGCATACGTCCTCGCTATGGCTGCCATTACCATCACAATCGCGGGTGCTGGGCTTCGTATCCGGCTACCACATCCGCCCCGTCCGGTCTTCGCCTCAAACCCACTCCGAAGAATGACCTTGAGGCTGGGCGGCCTTGTCCACTCACAACCCAGCTAGTGGCCTAAGCGACGCTAGAAAGCGTTTCGTCCCCACGGACTCATCAGGCTTAGAAAATGCAGGATAACCAAAACATGCACGGGAGTTGCGGGTCTCGCGTGTTCTGAATGGAAAGCAACTTGCCGCAACCCCGTGATATTAAACGTTCTACGCAAACAGTCGCAGTTGCTCGGGCTTCTCAATCCCACACCACACTGCCGCCGATTGATGTGCCTCAATCCGCTCCGCGATGATCGCCATGCGTGTGCTCGCATTCGGCGGCACGTACTGGCCGAAGCGTCCATAGTTGCTCGAATTTCGGACCGCGTTGGTGGAATCCGCCGACGCGAATGGCAACTGCTGAAAGATCGCCGGGTCAAGCATTCGCAGCCCATGCAGCTTGCACCGTGGACGGCCCGCATCGTCGCAGATCACACGCATCGCCTCGGCCATCCGTGCCCACCATTTATCTGTGCCCGGATTCGGCCATTCGCCGGAACTGCCGATTGCAAGTCTCGGCCAAGTGCACAGCCTGTCAAGCCGCTCCAGTGATTCGTGCATATGCCACACCGGCACGCCTTCTATGTGACTCGGCCATTCGTCGAGCAGCGCGTCATTCTCTTCTTCGCTGCCGTCGATAACATCCGGGATCACAGCCCAATCGAACGCCGGATGTCGGTGCAACGCCTCGCAGAAGCCGTAATACGGTCGCCACGTTGTGACAGCCTGCCCGGCCATCCAGGCACTGAAAGCGCCGTTGTCTACCGCAAACGACTGGCAGACCTCTGCAGCCGTACCGATGTCTTCTGGCCGGAAAAACGAGATGAAGGCGTGCCGCCCTTTCAAGAATCGGGCGACATCTTGCCGTGTTCCGCCGCATGGTGTCCCGTGGTAATGCAGCATCGCGTAGAACCATAAAATACACCGGAGCGTGCGGCTGGCCGGTTCGTGTTGTTGAGAGTCACCGCCGCACGCCCGGTGATTTTGGTCGTTATGTGGTTACTGTCCGCCGCGAATCGACCCTGTTCGATCGAAATAGTTTGCCAGTGACAAATTCAGTGTGTGCAGCTCACCGGTCTCATAGGCATTTCGAAGCCGGGCGATTGCGTACCCGGTGCTGTTGTATCGATTCTCCAGCTCCTCCCAGTCAACACCGTTCAGCAGCAGCATCAAAACTTCATTCAGCAAATACAGATCCTGCATCGGCCTGCCGTCAATGTGGCACGGAGCCACATAACAAGGCCGGTCAACCGGAGCACTCTGCATTCCCGTTTGTGTAGTCATCGTCAACCTTTCGTGCCCGGTTACCGCCGGGGCGTTATCTCGTTCTCACTTCGTGCTCTGTTTCGACCCAGCACTTCGCTCCGCACCGTAGCGGATCATCTGGGCGATAAACCACCGTCGCAACAATTTTACCATCGACAACGATTTCGGCTTCAAATGCCTTGCGGTTGCTTTTGTAGTCCTTCACGGTCAAAGGTGGATCAACGCCGCATCCTTTCGCGTTTGCCTTAATAACGTGTTGGTTTACGTGAATACGAGATAACAATGCAATCAACCTGAGCGGCGTGGTCGGTCTGTCTTGGTGGCACGCCGCATTGCGCCGCCAAGTTATTGCTGGTCGTTATCTGGCTACCTTCTCGCGGTACTGACGCTTCGCTGCCGCCAACGCCCATCCAGCTTGCGCCATCGACGGCTGAAGATCGTCGCACTTGAACCCGTCCACTTTGAACAAATCCCAGCAGCTTTCCAGATCAAGAATCTCCGGGTGGTCTGGGATCAACGCAACAATACGGTCTCTCAATTCATGTCCCACAGAAGCGTAGACTTGGCTCATGTTGTCCCTTTTTCACCTGAATCGCCGCACACCGAAGCAATATCACTGCCCGTTGCTTTGCGGCCCGCACAAACCGGGCGTTAGCCGTCAGCAATTCACCAGCGGCAACGCATACAGCTTCATCTTCGGCCCGCCATTCAGCGGAGTCCGCTCGATCTCCCGCAAAGACAACTCCTCGCGAATCATCGACCTGACCGCAGTCTGAGTCAGGCAGCAACCGTTCGCAATCGACTCCCGGCTGCACCAACCGTTGCAATAAAGATATCGCAACACCCGGCGAACACGCTCCGGCGAATGTTTGTATTTACCCTGCGACATCACCAATCTCCAGAACTAAGAACCACTGCCCGAACGACCAAACCCCTCACCAGCAACTCGCGACCACTCAACAACAGCCAGAATCAATGCCCGGTGCAAATCAGGATTCCCCCCGCTCGACAACAACGCCTCGCCCGCAAGACGAAAACCAGCAGACAACAACTGGCGCTGGTGCTCAAACAAAAGCTGAATCAGCTCGTCCTTCGAAGACTCGGCAGCACGTCGGTCCAGTTCCGACTGAGCGGACTGAGCGACAGGGACGTCGGTGGTAGCAGGGACGTCGGATGAAGGTGAGGCCGCATGAGCTTCCGCCTGAACTTCGCCCGGAAGCAGGTTCCACTCTGGCATCGTGCCATTACAGATAAACACCCCTTCGCGAGTGAAAAATAAACGCTGACCACGATTCACGTCGCCGCTCGCTGCCACCACGCAACGGGCCTCGATCGGGTGCGGATACATCAAGTGGCTCCCTGCCCCGGTCGCACTGACAACCTCGAAAATATCGTCAACCCCATTCGCATACCGCTTGCCAACCTCAAACAGCGGAGAAACAGCAGGCCCGGACGTTGGCTCGATCGTCGACCTGTCTGGCGGAAACACCATCCGGTAGCGGACAGTCTTAGCATTGAATGCGAAATCTCCCCGCTGAGACAACCAGCCACCATCCTTGAACTGAATCTCAAACTTCGCACCGAGATCCTGCAGGTCCAAAGCCACAGCACAAAGATCTGTGTCCGCTCCCGTGAACTCCTGCATCAACGCCAAATCAGATCGAATCCCCATAGCATTCTCCCTTCCACATCGGCCACCAAATCACAACCCCATGCAATACCGAACGCGATTTCTAATCGCCAACAACAAAAACACCACAACAAAACGGCCGCAATCCGGGAAATTAAAGAAAATAAAGGGATAGAAGGGACAGGTGGGAGAAATGGGAGTAACGGGAATATAGGTAGCGGGTGAAAATTGAAAATCAACACTTCAGCTATATATGGAACCAAGGGCACGTTCGCCGGGTGGGGGTCGGGGCGAAGTTCCTGACCGCCGATGGGGCCCCCTTTTCAGGCTTTCGGAAGCGATCGCGACCGTCCTGTCAGCGAGGTGTCGCTCACTGACGGACATCGGCAACGCCTTCAACCTTCATTCTACAGCCAAAAACGGTAGGAATGCTGCCGATGGCCTGTCTGAGCTTAAATTGGACCTCGATGTCCAGTTTAAGACGAGTCAATCTTGGCCTTTGTTGTGCTTCTTCCCAGATTGCTGCCCGCACCTGTCACCTGTCACCCGTTACTTATGTGATGGGTTTTCACTCATCGCCGGGCACCTGCTCGCATGGAGAGCCACCCCGGCCACCTGACACTAATGGAGATTGAAGGCGATGCGAATTGAATCAACAGACATCGTGGGACAGTTCGAGACGGTTGACGGAGCTGCGGAGCGATTCGCCCGAATGCAGAGCGACCGCCCGAAGATTGAGCATGCAGAGAAGGGCGACGGCCTTCCGTACTGCATCACGTTTGCTCTGAGCGCGACGAATGAGCGGCGAGGGATCCACCGGTACGGCGTCCGGTTGATGGATCGATTCGTAGGTTGGCGAGTTGAACGGCTGGAAGGCGTGAAGCAGGAGCGAGCAGAGCAGGAGTAAAGAGGAGCGGCGAGGAAGAGTAGAGCAGAGCGGAACCACCACCACAAACAAGAACCAGGAACGAGGACAAAAACGATGACGATCACAGAACGAGAAGCGCGAGAGTTTGGAGTCGATGTTGAGAACCTGCCGAAGGACGTAGGAGAAGGAACGGCGAACGGCGAAGCGAAGCGACCGAAGCGAGCGAGGGGAGATTATGAAGAGAACATCGAGCTGGCTATTCAGCTTAAACATGCTCTGGAAGCAGGCGACCGGGAGATACTCCCAGCAATCCGAGCGGCCAGGGTCGAGGCCTTCGCCCGATACCTCGAAGCGTACGGTCAAGACGAGCTGGATGAGTTGCAGGAGATCACAGACCGGGAGTTGATCAGAGTCTACCCGCTGAAGTCTCTCGGGATCGACTACCAAGCCAGCGGCCGTCTGGTCGCGTGGTGGTGGGACATGCGGCGGGATTGTTGGTTGGTGCTGGTGGAGAGCGGCGGACCTGTCACGCCGTGGTGTGTAGCGCACTACCGCGACGGCGAGAGCGAGCGGGACTCAGGGCGCTATTACGGGAGCTTAAGCGAAGCGGCTGCCGTTTGGGAGATGGAGCAGGAGTAGAGAGGAGCGGCGAGGATCGGCGAGCGGAAACCAGAACCAGAACCAGAAACCAAGAACGAGGACGAGAATGATGACACTTAAACCCGCGGCTCATCGAGCCAGACTCGACGAAATGATCGGACTCGACGATCCGGGGAACTACGACTGCTCTGACGCGGCAGTGGAATCGATAACTTCAGAACTCGAAATGACGTACGACCTGTCAGGCGAAGACTGCGACGAGATCGCCGAAGTGGTCGAACGATGGTTCCTCGCAGGGGATGAGTAAGCGGAGCGGAGCGGAACCACCACAAACAAGCCGGACGCGAGCGGATCAGGTTCGCGCCCGGCATTCATCGGAAAAACAAATCAAGGACCAGAAGACGATGTACGAGATCAGCGGTACGAGAGTTGTGAGAGTGAGCCACGACAGGAAGACGGGACCAGTGGCGGCGACTTACAGACAGGTCGGGCCGACCTGCCCGTCGAGCTGCGGACTGCTCGGGAATGGATGCTACGCCGAGCGGGGCCGAGTGGGGATCCACCAGCGGGCAACCGGAGCCGATCACGTCGGCGACTTGGACGAAGCCGCAGGCATGGATCTCTTACGGCATATGGTCGCGGGCGATTGGTTCCGGCAGTGGGGGCGATGGAAGCGACTCGACGTGGCCTACGTGCTGCGGGTAATCGAGTGGCACCGAGAACAACCGAGGACGCAGGGCTGGAGTTATACGCACGACTTCGAGGCCTGGGACCGTGCTGGGGTAGGGCCGAGTTCGGGATTGTGGCCGAGCAATTTTATGGTGCTCGCGAGCTGCGAAACGAAGGACGCAGCGAGGCGAGCAAAAGCAGCCGGCTGGAAGACGGCGCGAGTCGTCGAAGACCAAGACACGGACGGACGGGATCCGGGCGAAGTCTATTGTCCATATGACAAAGCGAAACACAGCCAGCGAGGCGGGGCGAAGTCAACGCCCGATGTAACGTGCCGAACTTGCCGGCTCTGCTGGGAGCCTGCGGGCGACGGGCTTCAGAAGGACATCGCGTTTTTGAAGATTTGAGCGGATATCACACGGTGTTGCGATTGATAATGTTAACCAGAAACGAGAACCACAAACCAGAAACGAGAACCGAAGCTATGAGCGGAGCACGAACAAAAATCAAGACGGGGACGCTAGTCAGGTATCGGACGGAATTCCTTCGAGGCATCGGGTGGTCGACCGACATTCCGATCAATGGGATCGTGATCGGAATGAAGGGGCCGCACCTGGCGAGGGTCTGGTGGTGCGATGCCGAGACCGGAGAGGCTTCGAGCGTGAATACTGCCAATCTGGAGATCGACAAGAAGGGCGAGAGCCTGATCACCGACAACTACCGCGCGGCGTTGCTTGATGAATGGCGACGCGTGAGCGATTTAGAGTTCGTCACGGGCTGAGTAAAGACTCGAAATCAAGCCAACCACCACCACCACCACCACCACCACCACCACAAAACACAAAACACAAAACACAAGGACTTGTGAGATCATGCCGCAATACAACGCGAGAATGAGCACGTTGCAAAACCTGGACTCGTTCGGATTTGAGGCGAGGAAGCAGCCAGGCAGCGAGTTGACGCGGGAAATCTACGACCAGGCCGGCGAATGCGTTTTTGTCGGTACGCCGTGGCAGATCTTGGTGTGGCTGAAAGCCGGAGCGCCACGACCTGACCGGGCTGGGGATGACAGCAACCGAACCACAAACAGAAAACCGAGGTAGAGCGATGCACGGACTGAGACTGAAAACAGACGCGCGGGCCATTGATCGCCGGATCGCTGAGATTGAGGATCTGCTCGACGGCGGGCCGGACAGGGCCGGCGAATGCGATACCTGCCACCGCGAGGCCGGAGTGTGGCTCGACGGCGAGAGTGAGGACTGCGGCGATTGGCAATTCTGCAGAGGGTGTCTGAGTAGGGAGCTGACCAGGCTGCGGGCGTTGAAGCGGATGAGGGCAGCCGGATAGATCCCACGATCGGGAGCCTTGCCAGATAGATGGCCGGGCTTCCATTCGTCGGATTTACTGAGGGCACACCCACCACCAGGCCAGGAACGAGGACCAGAACAATGAGCATGAAAGACCCACACGCCGACATGAGGCGGAAATGGGCGGCGACACACGCCGCGAGACGAGCCGAGCCGGAGAGCACCGAGGCCGAGGCCGAGCCGGAATCGAAACCGGAATCGCCGTTCGCGCTGCTGGCATTGCCGGCAGTCGTCGCTGTGAGGCCGAAGCCGGCGAAATTCGAGAACGTCGCGACAACGCAGCGCCCGCTATTTATTGGCGCGGACGACGAACCGGGGCAGACTTATCTGTTCGGGACGGGAGTCGAGCCGGGATTTGCCGAGAGACTGGCGGGATCAGATCAGGCGGGAGGTGGCATTTGATCCAGATGATTTGCGAATGCACGCCGTTTTTGATTGTCACGGGCATCCTCGCGATGATGATGCGGAGGAAGTGACGAGGAGAGGGAGAGAGGGAGAGACGAGAGGGAGAATGACGCGGCGGGGATCACTCGCCGGTCGCAAAATACAACCGGCCTGCGGGCCATAATGGAGATCAGACGATGGAAGACACACAAACACTCAACATCGACATTAACGCCTCGGATGAAACTCATGGTTCATGCAGCGGGACCAACGTGACAGCGTACCTGGTCCCGGCAGAAGAATCAGCAAACGGACAGCCGAAGATTTATCTGTTTCCAAATGTCGGCAGCGGCTGGCCGATGATGGCACACAACAGCAGACACCTCTGCCTCGGATCAGTCAATGTGGATTTCGTGGCGGAATCACTCGTTGAGAAACTGGAATCTCAAAAGGAGAAGCTATTGAAGATTGCCGGTTGCTACGAAGGGAGTGAGTGGGACGGCAGCAACCACATTGGACATTGGGCGGACGCTGAGTGGATCGACGAGACGATTCACTACCTGGACCTTGAGTGCGAATACTACTGTGACGCCGGAGACTGGATGGGAAATGAGTCGTCAGCGTCTATCTGTGACCAGCTCGACGATCACAACTTCGACATTCAGTCAATGTCAGAGTCGATTGTTGATGAAGCAGAAGGTGAAGCAAGGCTGGATGTTGACGACGTTGCAGAAGTGATCCGATCTCGAATGGGCGATCACCTCAACGAACTTCGAGACACGCTTCAGAACGAGCACCTTGATGAACCATTCACCTACCGGACGACAGGCTACACTCACGACGTAGCTAACGACCAGTCCTCGGCTGGTGGTGTTCACCTGCACTGCGTTCAACACACAGCAGATGGATATGAGTATGTGATCTGCCAGTCAAATGGGAACCGCCAGGCTTACGGAGAGTACGAACCAGTCACCGAAGAGGACGCACTTGACCGACTGTCGAGGATCGACACGGACAACCCGGACTTTGTTGACGACGCGGAAGTCAAAGAGCTTGCAAGATTAATGATCGCACTGAAGAAATGTCTCGGCTGTTGATATGTAGTGAAAATCCAAGCTCCAGCCACCTCATCGAGGCGGTCTGGAGCTTTTTTGCGAGGAATGACGATGACGATGACAGCCGAAGCTAAACCAAAGCGAAAGCGAGCAGGTCGACCGCGAAAGCCAAAACCGCCGAAACCGCGAAGACGCCGCCTGACTCCAGAGCAGCAGGCAACGTACGGCGTGCTGATTAAGCTGCACCTGTCGACCGGGATTTCACCATCACTCGACGAGATCGCTGACTCATTGCTGGTCAGTAAGAATTCGGTGGCGAGGCACCTGCGAGGTCTGGAGGCTCACGGGATGGTCGAGCGTCCGCAGAATACTCGCCGGAGCTGGCAGGCTACAGCAGCGGAGCACACGCCCGTCGGATTACTCAGACTGCTGGCGGAAATGGTTGTCGTACGAAAGGGGATCGTCGGCGACTTCGAAGCGTTGAACGGACGGCTGAGCGAAAAGGCGAGCGCCGGATTGAAGCTGGTGAGGGGAGAGTAGGGACGGCGACAAGTTGAGAAACAAAGAAAGCCCGCCAGGTTCTCGTACTTGGCGGGCTTTTGATTTTATACAGCAGCTAAACGAATCCCGACGGGTAGCGTACAGGACACGAGAACAATGTCTGTCGCTGTATCGTTGACGTGACTGGAATCGAAAGTTCGTCGGATGGTTGCCAGGCGTTCGGCTCAACGAGGCCGATCACTTGGAACCAGATTACGACGAACACAGCCACGAATCGCATTGAGATTCCTTCGGCAAAAAGTCCCTGCTCAGACCTGTATCGTCACCTCGAATTGATGATTCGCTCGCGCCAGTAGGCAACGTCGGCTCGGACGATCGGGTTCGCCCGCTGGTAGTTTCCGAGATGGCCGATCAGCAGATGGCAGTTCAGACCGAATCGACCTGCCTCGCAGAGTGGAATCAGGTTCGATTCATCGAGTTCCAGATCCGGCGCGAGGTGGAACGGCACTTCATGGTGAGCGACCAAAGACTTTCGCCCGCCGCAGACCGCACAGCATTTCCCTCGCAGGAATTCGTTACGAATCTTCGACCAGAGCGGCGACCGAGTGGCGCCAGGCGGTGCTTTCCCGTCGAGTCTTTCGGTGAGGTCGCGCCAATTGCTCATTTG